ATCCAAGGGAAATGAAAAAATATATCAACAAAAAACAAAAGGAGGCCATATATATTGCAATCAGTTTTCTAAGGAATTTATTAGAACAAGGCGCGGAGGGGGTAGTGAGGGATCAAATAGACGAGACTATGACTAATCTTTATTCAATTTTAAAACGATAAAAATGACTAAAAAACTTTCCAACTTAGATAAAATCATTGCGGCTAGTAAGGGGTATTCCTGTAAGATAAATGGCTCAATTGTTATTCAAATAATTACCTCTGTAATAAGCCTAGGCGGCCGAGTTGTTTTGATGGACGGCTCTTTTATTCCGATAGAGAAATATCCAACAATTAAAAATATTGATGATTTTGAAATCACTGGTTATGTTTACGTAGGCCACCTCTTCGGGGAGCCTGAGATTACTGAGGGGCAACGGTTTCGGGTCAGAGGGCAAGACAAAGTAATAAATGGAAAACAAAGTGAGCTTTTTCCTTCTTTTATAAGTCAAATATTAAAAGACATTAAAGGCAATCCAATAGGCTCATTAAATAATTATGATAAGCAGGAACTTGAACCCGTGTTTGAATAATACTTAATTTATTTTTTAATTTAATTTCATGAAAAAACTTTTATTACTTCTAATACCACTCTTTCTTGCTGGTTGTTCCGATGCAGATATTGCCTCTAGTAACCTTTCTAAAGCGGCTGATCAATTTGAGATAGACCGCAGGATTGTCTTTTATAACGGAATCACAGGAGAGTATATGCTTACGATCGAAGGCAGATGTTCGCTGGGAAATTTTGATAGTGCTAACGAATTGAGTGTTACCTGTAAAACAGGGGAAAATGAATTTAAGAAACACTACCTTGGACTATCTGATAACGTGACTTATTTCATGGAACAGTTGGAGCCTAAAGGCGTTAATGTTAACCATTACAGAGTCATATTTAAGCCTGCTTCTATTATTCCTGATGTGGATTTTGAATAATCTTTTTCTGTATTATTTCATTAATATAGAAAAGGTATACTATAAAAAAGTAAGTAAATTAATTTAACAGTTTGATTAAATGAAAATTCTTTCATTCATATTTATTGCCGCTTCATTATTAAGTTTTATAGTGGCAATTGATTTTTATTTTAAAGTGGAAAAAATGGACGAGAATGATCGAATATTTGAGTTAGAAAAATTAATATTATTACATTTTTTCATGCTGTTATTCGGATTGTTTGTATTTTCAAAAAACTACTATTGATCAGCTATTTTTTTATCTATAATTGTATTATGGTATTATTCAATTATACAATATGAAAAAAAAGAATCAAAAAAAGAAGTCAATTCTTAAAAAAAAGGGGAGGCCTAAAAAAACAAAAGCTGAAGACTTAAAAAGGTTTTTGATTCCTATTCCTAAGGAAAAAATAGAAGAAGTGGAAGGGGAGGTTTATAATGAGGGGTCGGAAGACCGTTTTGGAAGGCCTACTGTCATAACCCCTCTTGTTCGGGAGAAATTATTACAGGCTTTCGCTTGGGGATGTGGAATTAAAGAAGCTGCTTTATTTTCAGGTATCGCACCCAGAACAGTAGATTATCTTTTTGAAAAGGAGCCGGATTTTCGGGATATGTGCTTTGAGCTTCAAGACTCCCCTGTTTTTCAGGCTCGGGCTACTCTTGTAACAGCACTAGCTAAAAGCCCGTATTATGCCCTCAAATATTTAGAACGCAAGAGGCCGGAAGAGTTTAGTTTAAGGGTAAAGCAAACCTTTGAAGAGCCTGAGGCTTTGACAGAAGAAGAAATGGACGCTATTAACGAGGTTATTGATGAAAATTTCTAAAAAACAAAAACTAAAGGAGATGATGGGTGTGAGGCGTTTGCGCTGGTATTTGTGTAAAGATAACATCTATCTTTTTGCTGTGTATTATTTTACACATTATTTTTTTAAGCCATCAGCAGACTTTCATAAATTAATGGCTAAGGATTTGAAATTTGATGGCCATAAGTTTTTAATGTGGGTTATGTTTGGAGAGTCGGCAAAAACCACATGGGCCAAAATTAAAGTGATTCACTCTATCTGCTATGGCCTGAAAAAAAATATAGGCTGGGTTTCTCATGACCTTAAAAAGTCGGCACGGCAAGTAATGAGCATTGCAAGCGAGCTTAAAGGAAACAAGAAACTTATAAAGGATTTTGGTCATTTATTTTGGGAGGATTCAAATAGTCTTAAAAAGAAATCCCGATCAAAAACCTTTACTGAGTTTTCTACCGCCAATGATGTTCTAGTTAAAGCCCTATCAACTCAAGTATCAACACGTGGGGACGTTCAAGACCAGTTCCGGCCCGACTTTTATGTTATTGATGATATTGAGAATCTTAAAACAGCCCGTTCAGTAGCTTTAACAGAGGGGGTTATTTTGTTTCTTGAAGAGCTTTTAAGAGGGGTAGCTGTAGATTGTGATATTCTAATTTTGGCTAATCGTGTAGCTCGCAATGGCTCAGTAACATGGCTTGAAAATAGACTAGACCAAAACCCAAAGGCGGTCATTCACGAGGTTAAAATTTATGATAAAAATGGAGCTATTGTATGGCCGGAAAAATATGTTGAAACTAATGCTGAGGCGGAAAAAATCAATGCCACGATACCAAATAAGAAAAAGCATGTGGTAAGTTTAGAACAGAAAAAGTTTGAACTGGGAACAATTGGGTTCAACCGTGAAATGATGAATGAACCTGTTGACAATGCAGGTTCACCCGTTCGCTTAGAATGGATTAAAAGGGAGGCAAAACCTGATTATACAGCACTTGAAACAGGCATTGCCTGTGACCCTGCTATATCTGAAAAAACCACAGCAGATTTCTTTTCACTTTGTGCAGGCGGTCGGCATAAAGAAACAGGTAAAATTTATGTTCTTAAAAGTTATAAGACCCGTTGCAATATTATTGAGCAGGTTAATCTTTGTGTAAATTGGCATATACTTTATCCTTCTGCATGGTTTCGGATTGAAACGGTGGCCTATCAAAAAGCCTTAGCTCAGCTTTTGGGTGATCGTAAAAGACAAGGGCAATACATTCCTATTACGGAATTTAAACCGGATACAGACAAGATGCGGCGGGTTCTAGCCATTATCCCTTTTATTGAAAGGGGTGATATTGTCTTTTGTGAGGGCCGGGATATTGACGAGTTAATAGCATCACTTTGTGCTTTCCCTTTTGCTGAGCATGATGATGATGTAGATGCTTTTGTGAGTATGATTGAAGGCTTTATTAATAGAAAAAAAATTCCAGGGCTTGCAGTTGCGTGACATAATTTGTATATTTGAATCATTCAAATAAACAAAAAAAATGAAGATACTGGATTATCTGCGCTCTAAGATTGCCAAAATTCCCCTTAGTTCAAATAGGTCATCTTTAAGTACTTTTTTTGGCGGGGGCTCCACTAAAAGTAATAACTATTATACAGGCTGGGTTTATTTGGCGGTGTCAATTATTGCAGAAGAGGTTGCCGGGATCGAGCTTAAGCTTTTTAAACAGGATTCTAAAGGAAATACTGAACGGACTTTTGATCATCCGGCCATAAAATTACTCTATAAGGCTAATGATTTTTTTACTCAATATGATCTGTTTGAAAGACTACAATCAAATCAGGAATTAAACGGTAATGAATATTGGTTTATTTCTTATGGGGTTGGCAATATTCCTATTTCTATTTATCCGCTTAATCCTCAACGTGTCACCCCTGTAGCTGATAGCTATGAATATATCAAAGGATATATTTACACGGTAGATGGTGAAACTTTTCAAATTCCGAAAAAGAACATTATACATTTTAAAAAATTCAACCCAAAGAGTGACATTGTAGGAATGTCTACTTTAGAGGCTGCAAGATTAGCGGCCGATACGGATAATTTCGCCAGAGAATACAATAAAAAATATTTTGAGAATAGCGCACGTCCTGATGTGATTTTAGAATTTCCAGAGGCTTTAGATTCGGATCAGGAAAACAGGCTATTGCAGGCATGGCATCAAAACCACGGCGGCCCCTCACGACAATTCAAGACGGCCGTCGCAAGTGGCGGGCTTAAAATCAATTCTTTCCAGATTTCCCAAAGAGATATGGAGTTTCTGCAAGGTCGTCAATTCAATCGTGATGAAATTATGGCTATTTTTAGAGTTCCCCTTGCCGTGGCTGGTTTTACCGGAAATGAGACCTATGCTAGTGCTAAGGCTGCGGCTTACGCTTTTGGTTCAAGAACCATTAAGCCTAAAATGAAACGAATTGTTAATACACTTAATGAGTTCTTTTTACCTCTTTTTCCTGATTCAGAGGGTCTGTATTTTGAGTTTAAAAGTCCCATTTTGGAAGATCGTGATTTAATCCTTCGTGAATATGATATGGGCACAAAGGGGGGTTGGCTTTCAATTAATGATATTAGGCGTAAAGAAGATTTGGCAGAAATTGAAGGGGGTGAAATGGTCTATATCCCCTTTTCTGCTCAGCCACTAGGAGCCCCAATGAGTGGTAAAACAATAAATATAGAACACGTCCAAAAGTTTCAAGTTAAAGAAATTGTAAAAGACATTGTTCAATCAGTCACTAAAGAAATAATCATTGAAGATCCAAAATTAGAATTTGATAAAGAACAAATCGAATTTGAACGTAAGGGAAATTTTATGGCGAAAGCCAGAAACCAAAGGGGGCTGGAATATGAATCAATGTTTAATAAAAAATTGAAAGAGCTTTGGAATAAACAAAAAAAAGAGGCCATTAAAAATCTAAACAGCACATTAAAAACAAAGAATTGGCGAACAAAAGCAATCAATTTGATCGATAAAGAAAAGGAAATAAAAGCGACCATTGACCTTTTTACTCCTTTGTTTTTAGCGCTAGTAGAAGAAGAAGGGCTGGCGGCTGCTGAATTGTTACTTGGAAGTGATGAATTTACAATAACACCTAGCCTTAGAAAATTCGTTGAATCAAACACTAAAAAGTTTGCTGGTGCAATCACAGAAGAAACAAGCACAAAGTTAAGGTCTACCATAGCAGCAGGATTGGAGTCTGGTGAAGCCATCACAGATTTAGAGAAAAGAATTATGGAATCGGTGGCTTTTGATTTACCTAGAGCGGAAAAAATAGCTCGCACAGAAACTATAAGGACACAGTCAAAGGCCACCGTTGAAGTCTGGAAAGATTCAGGTGTCGTAAAAGCCAAAACATGGTTTACCGCAGAGGATGAGCGCACCTGTCCTAACTGTGGCCCAATGCATGGGAAAGAGATTAGTTTGAATAATGATTTTTTTAAAAAAGGTGAAGATGCCCCTGGTGGCTTAACTATCGACTATGAAAACGTGGGCGGCCCCCCACTTCACCCCCAATGTAGATGCACACTAATCCCTATTGTAGAATGAAAGAATGGTTTGACCAATTAGGCTCTAAAATAAAAATGCTTTTTGACAGAAAGCGGATTGAGGATGAAAAAAACATTGAAGCCATTAATGAAAACATCAAAAGAATTAAAGAAGCTATTGATGAAAACAAATCTGCTGTGATTCTTAAAGATCATAAAGATGTTGTTAAAGCTATTGATTTTCTAAAAGAAGAGCTTCAAAAAAAAGAACTCAGCATTAATGTGGAAGCACCCATCGTGAATGTTCCTGATCCTAAAGTTGAAGTGATTCAGGAAACGAACGAGGTAAAAAAAAGTAATGAGCTTTTAAGTCAATTACTTTTGGCTATTTTGCAAACGAGTAAAAATAAATCGGTCACGATTAATAATAGTAACCCTTCCGAGGCTATTCCGGTAAGACTTACGGATAAGACGGGCCGTAAATTCTATGATGCTATTATGCAGGCTTTTAGCTCTGGCGAATGTTATCCATTTCGTTTGCCTACCGGTGAAACAGCAAGAGCTAATTTAGACGAAAACGGAAACATTGCCATTACAATTACTTCTGCAAGTATTGATAATTTTCCAGTTGAATACCCATTGCCAGACTCTCAGGTTGCCACTCTTACACCGCCAGCGGCTATAACGGGGTTTGCGCTTGAAATAACATTGCAAAGCGTTTTGAACAGTCTTAATGATATTCAAACTACCGCTGAAACTTTAGGGCTTGAGGCGACTTTACAACAAATTCTAACACAACTTGGAAGTCTCGCTTTGGATTCTACTTTGGAAACAGTAGATACAAGGTTAGAAGATATAGCCCAAAATACTGGAAGTTTAGTTAGTCAGGGGAGTTCACCACAAACGGCAACTGTTACAAGTGTAAATGATACAGCTTTATCAACGCAACTTCTTGCAGCAAATACCAATAGGAAAGGCGCAACTTTTTATAACGATTCTTCATCACGTTTATATCTTAAGCTTGGTACTACTGCTACTACAACTAGTTATACTATTCAGATAGCTCCAAGCGGATATTATGAAATTCCTAATGGCTATACAGGCCGTGTTGATGGCATTTGGTCTGCAGATAGTACAGGTGCTGTTCGTATCACTGAATTAACTTAAAATGCCTTATTTTCCTCCTACATTATCGGCCGTAGTAGATGATCTAGCACCTAGATTAGGAGGTAATTTAAATCAAAATGGGTTTAGCATTAGTGGACTTGTTATAGGTACAGATGTGCAAGCGCAAAATGCTAACTTGCAGGCACTAGCAGCCCTTTCTTCCGCAGCAAATCGAATGCCTTATTTTACGGGTTCCGGAGCAGCTGCACTTGCTAGCCTAACCGCTTATGCAAGAACCCTGATTGATGATGCTGATGCTTCAACGGCTAGAGCAACCCTTGGAATAACCACAGGCAATTATAACCCAACATATAGTAATGTATCTAATTGTAGTGCTCTGACTGCCATAGCAAATGCACAGTGGGTGCGGATTGGAGACATTGTTATTGTTAGCGGAGGGGTGAATATTGATCCGATAGGAGCTTCATTACTAACACGTTTTTCAATGACACTTCCAGTGGCATCTAATCTAGCCAATGCAGGCAACCTTTCTGGAGTGGCTTTTTCAAGTGCTTCCGCTTCTTTGGGTGGGGCCATTGAGGCAGATGCTACTAATGATCTTGCACTTTTTAGATATATAAACACCTCTGACCTTTCCGCTAGAGATTGGTATTTTATTTTCATGTATCGAGTTATTTAATTTTTTAAAAACAAAAAAATGCTTATTCAAATGTCAGATGGTAAAACCCTCAGAAATGATTCTATTATCTCGATTAAAAATGAGTTAGATGTTTGGACGGTAAAAATGACTAATGGGTATCTAATCCCTATTACTAACGATGAATATCCGTGGCTAATGACCGTGTGTGGCACTTTAATACAAATACAGGATGATTTAGCCCTCAATATGGACTGCATTATTATGTTCGAACCAAACGAAAGTGGATATTTGATAGGATGGATTGGAGAACCCCCCGTACAATTAACTCAGGAAGATGGACTTGCATTAATTCAGAAACTTCAGGAAATACAGCAGCATATTATTTTAAGCGAACGAATAGATTATCTTATTAATAATGGAGTTTCGCCTACAATACAGATGATTTGATTTAATTCATTAATTATATTATTTTTATTCTGTATTGAATAATCGAATTATACAAACATACAAACTAACACCCATAAAATGCTAACCTTAAAGGAATATTCTAAAAAACAAGCATCTGAAATTGTTAAGTCGCTACAAAAACTTAACCTTAAAGAGGTTAAAGGTGAAGGCACTTTTGAGGTAATAGCTACAACTGAGGGGGTTGATCGTGATGGCGAAGTGATTATGGTTAATGGTTGGGATTTCGCAAACTTCATGAAAAACCCTGTCGTACTTTTCGGGCATGATTATTGGAGTTTCCCAATAGGAGCAGTAACCGAGGTTATTTCTGAAGGCGGTAAAGTTATTGCTAAGGGTGTTTTTGCTCGTACTGAAGAGGGTCAAAAAGCACGCCTTCTTTATGATGATGGAATTTTAAAAACAGTATCTGTCGGATTTATCGTTAAAGAACGCAACGGAAACATTATTACGAAGGCAGAGCTTTTAGAACTTTCTTTTGTACCGGTTCCATCTAATCCGGAGGCTCGGGATATGCGTAAAGCAGTTGAAGAATTAGAACAGATGCTTACCTCGTCAACCATGACACTAAAAACAGTAATACCTTTTGATGAAGCTTATAGCACCGCAGATAAAAAAACTCCATGGAATAAGGACAAAAAAACAGAGAGAAAGGAAGCGTACGGCTGGATTTCAGATGACAAAAAAACACTTAAATTTTGCCACCATGCCGAAAATGAAGAGGGTGAACTAGTCACGGTTTGGGAAGGTGTACGGGAAAGTATGGTTGAACTTCTTACTGATACTGAGCTTTCTGAAGATGAAAAAAAGGGTGTATATGCCCATCTTAAAAAACATTATAAAGAGTTTCACGAAAAGGCACCGGAGTTAAAAAGCTACACACAATACGAACTGGATAATCTTTTTCCAACTGAAAAAGATGCTCCAAGTGAAGGGCAAAAAGCTCAAATTAATTTTGTTATTCGTACCTTAAAAGAGGATGTTAATAACCTTGTAGCCGATGCGGTCGAAAAGATCGGTACGGTGACGGGTTCCAGTAATTTTGACGCGGAGCCAATACAAAAGGCAGGGCGTGTGCTTTCTGCAAAGACCCGAACAACTATAACTAATGCGGTAGATGCTATGGGTCAAGCGGTTAAAGAACTAAAAGAGCTTCTCGAAGCTACGAACTCTACTGAGGACGAAGTTGATAAGAGCTTAAACGAGGGATTATTAAAAATGCTACAATCCATAGATAAAACAGTGGAAAAAGGCATTGTAGACCTCAAAAACCGTGTTAAATAATAATAATCTAATTTTAGAATAATGCTTACAGAAGAAAAATTAAAACAATTTCAGGAAACATTAGAAAAAAGTTTTACTGAAACAATGGAGAAAAAATTACCAGAAGTGATTGATGCCTCCGTTGAAAAAAAATTTAATTCAGAAATTGCAGAAAAAATAAATGCAGCTCTTAAGGCAGCTGGCTTGGATAAAATGAATTTTCAGGGATTTGGAAAGGGAAATGATGCCAAAGAAAAAAAAGAAGTGGCTGTTAAATTTTTTAAGGCCCTTATGAATAAGGACAGAGAGGGGCTTAAAGAACTGGGCTCCATTTCTACCAAAACCATGACTGAGGGCACTGATTCAGCAGGTGGCTTTTTGGTTCCTGAAGAGGTTATGAATGAAGTAGATCGAATTGCAGAAGATTTTGGTTTGATCCGTAAACTTGCACGGACTTTACCTATGGGTAAAGATACTCTTAATATGCCAACGTTAGGTAGTAAGCCTAACGTGTATTGGCCGGGCGAAGGCAATGCCGGGACTGCCTCCCAGGCAACCCTAAAAAATGTTCAATTAAATGCTAAAACACTTGTAGGTTTAACTCCAATGAGTAATGAGCTACTAGAAGATGCTGATTTAGACGTGGTTCAAATGATTGTGGAACTTTTCGCTGAGCAGCTTGCCGGTGAAGAGGATAATCAGGGGCTTAATGGTGTGGGCGCTCCATTCACGGGTATTTTAAATCACCCTGATGTCAATACTGCCACTGCTGTTGCTGGTCATAATACCTTAGCTGAAGTTGATCCAGATGATCTTGAGGATGCTATAGGTTTAATGCCTTCTACTATTTTGGGTGGGTGCGTTTGGACTTTCCACCGACAGGTATGGAGTCAAATCAAAAAAATAAAACAAGGTTCACAAAGTTTAGTAGCATTCAATACCACAGGAATTATTTCAATGAAAACAGAAGGGAGTGTAGCTTTAACACCCGTTGGAATGCTTATGGGCTACCCTGTTTATTTAAGTGAAAAAATGCCTAGTTCCCCTGCTGCAGGTGAACCTTATGGAATTTTTGGAAATTACTCTAAATTCTATTTTGGAAATCGAAAGCAAATGGCAGTAAGTATTGCGCAAGAGGCAACCGTTGGCGGAGTAAACCTTTTTGAAGTAAACGCTTCCGCTGTACGTGTTCTTGAGAGAATAGCTTTGGCGGTTGGCGTAGCTGAAGCTTTCACCGTTTTAAGATTGAATGCTGCTTAATTGTAACCATTAATAGGGCCGGTTTTTCCGGCCTCGTAATTAAAAAAAACAGACTATGTACAAGGCAAAAAACAATATGTCCTTAGGCGGTAAATTTTTTGAAAAAGGTAAGGTGTATAACCTTACTAACGAAGAATTTAAAACCCTTGGACATAAATTTGAAAAAATGCCTGAGGAAAAAATAGAGCTTCCGGCATCTAAACCCTCTGAAGAGCCAAAAGAATCTACTGAGGAAAAAATAGAAACAAAAGAGGAAACCAAAATAGACGAACAAAAAAAACAAAAAGCAAAACGACGTTAATTATATTAATTTAAAATTATAAACATGCATAAATTATCTGAAAATTATAAGGCAGTAGAATTTCTACCCCCTCAAGATATCACTTCTGCTGCTACAACTAACGGTGTTGGAGTAGATTGTATCAATATGAATGATGACCTAATGGCCATTGTTCAACTTGGAGCAATGACAGGAACTCATACTTGTATTGTTCAAATGCAAGAATCAGATGCATTAGGTTCTGGTTATTCAAATATTAGTGGAGCTTTGTTTACAACATCAGACCAAGATGATGATAATTCCATTGCTTCCATTGGATTCAAACGTACAAAACGTTTCGTAAGAGCTGTGATCACAACGGCTGGAACAGTTACAGCTAATGTGATAGCAATTTCAGGTCTAGTAAAAGCTGCTGTTGGCGCTTCAGACTTAAATAGTGCTACACCTGCTTAGTGTTTGCTATGGCCCCCTATCTATGAAGGGGGTCAAATGTAAACCCTAAAAACATGCCTCTTAATCCAAATGCGCTTACGGATGTTGCAACAGTTAAATCTTTTATTGATTTGACTGGTAGCACTTATGATAACTTAATTGAACTTCTAGTTAATGCATGTTCAGAGTGGATTGAAAATGAAACAGGACGGGTTCTTTTGGCCTCTGAAGAAGATGTAATAGAGCTTCATGATGGTGATTTTGACTATTCAGGTCAAAATAAAATCTTTGCAAAACAATATCCTATCAATTCCATTACAAGCATTGAATATAAAACAGGCTCACTAGATAACCCAACATGGGTCGAATTTACAGAAAATGACTATGTAGTAGATGAGCGGGCTGGAATTATTCACTTTACTAATTCATTTGGCGGAAGCCTCAAATCATTACTACCAAATAGGCAGAATATTCGCTTAACCTATCAGGGGGGTTATGATAATGCTCCAAGTGATTTAGCTTTGGCTTGTATTAAAATGGTTGCTAAAGAGTTCAATAAAAGAAAATCGCAGGGGGTAACCGCTGAAAGTGTGGGGGGTGGCTCAGTAACTTGGAATGAGCAAGTTGATCCGGAAGTAATTAAAATAATTCAAAAATATCGTCGCTTTTTTTAAATGAACAGATTCCATTTTAATTCACAGGCGGCTTTATGGAGACAGGTATATACGGGCAATGTAAGCACTTTAACAGACCAATCCATTGATTATTTTGGTTTTTTTCAGCCGATTGATTCAGATACTAATACTGTAGCTCTTGGAATTACCTCACAGGCTTACCAGTTTGTGGCCGACGGGAGCGCAGATATAGGAGCATCAGATGTACTAGTGATTGATGATACTCAATATAGAGTAAGGGGAATTAGAAGGCACAGAATGTTAAGTCAGGATTTCCTTATTTGCATTATGGAATTAAGCGTAAGAACATGATCAACGTTAAAATTGAAGGATTGGATAAATTGCAAGCGGCTTTTAAAAAATCACCCTCTATAGCCAAAGAGGAAATTAATAAAGCAATTAAAAAATCTCTTTTACTAATTCAGGCAAAGGCCACCCCATTTATTCCAGTCGATACAGGTGAATTAAGGAATAAATGGCTTACTACTTTTGGGACTCTAAAAGGAACGCTCGAAAACACCGCCAAACACGCTGTATTTGTTCATGAAGGTACTAAGCCACATTTTCCGCCCATTTCCGCCATTGAGCGATGGGCAAATAGACATAATATACCACCATTTTTAGTGGCTAAATCAATCTCTAAAAAGGGTACTAAAGCAATACCATTCTTAGATGACGGAATTAATAAAGCAATGAATCAGATCAATTCATCTTTTGATTTAGCTCTTACCAATATAACTAACAGACTAGCAAAATGAGTACTGATTTTACCAACCTTAGAGGTGTCATTAGAACACAATTAGAATCTATTAGCGAAATTGCTACCGTGTACGATTATCATACGGATAATTTAGATGGCTTTCCGGCAGCTACCTTTGAGCCCTCTCGCAATGATGCCGTGCAATACAGTAATACGGATAATCTAAGGGATTATGCTTTTGATATCTATATTCATCAGGAAATGGAAAATGTCGGTAGGGATCGAGCAATTGAAATACTTTGCGCCGCAGTAGACGCAGTTCTAACTTCTTTTGATGAGAATTATACTTTGAATGGGGCGTGTGATTTACTTTTAGCCTTGCCTTCAACATGGGGTGAATATACGGGCGGTAATGGAGCTGTCAAGTATGCACAGCTTACAGTAGTTGCAAGAAGAGAGGTTAATGTTACTAGTGGTATCTAATTAGTATTGCATTTTTTTTCAGCAATTATTAGAATTAGTTTGTATCTTTGTATTATTCAATTAGTCAAAAATGAAAGACAAGAAAAAAAACAAAATGATGAATCCAGTTAAATCCGTTCGGCCCTTTAATTTTCCACTTGAAAATATAACGGTTATGGCTTCTTCAACAAGCGAAGCTGAAAAAAAACTGAAAGAAATATTAAATTCTAAAACCAAAAATAATGACTAAATTAATTGGTAGACAAGTAGCAGTGGGAATTGGACGTGAGGGTACAAGAGGTACAGTGGATTCTATTGATTATTGGCTTCCATGGATGGATGCCACCATCGAAACTAGAATAGAGCGTGCCATTAATGAATCTAGCATAGCTAGATTGGAGGATTCAGATGGTGCAGATATTACTTCCAGATGGGGTGAAGGTACGATTAAGGGAAAAATGAAAGATGAAAGTTTTGGATTATTACTATTGTCACTTTTTGGCACGGATACTCCTAGTACTGTAGAAACAGGGGTTTATGACCATCTTTTTAGTGTGGCTCAAAGCGTAGAACACCAAAGCTTAACGGTGGCCGTACGTGATGCAAATATTAATGAAGCTTTTCCAAACGCAGTGATTGATTCCATTAAGTTAGATGTAGAGCGTGGAAATTATGTCATGATGGAAGCAGCTTTCCAGTCAAGACCTTCAGCGAGTGCAGCAAACAACGTTTCAATTTCAGCGGAAAGGGATTTTTTACCGCAAATGTTTACCTTCCGTCATGCAGGTACGCAAGCAGGTTTAGGAGCTGCTAACCCAGTTTCAATAAGAAATTTTTCAATTGAAATTAGAAGTAATATTATGCGTGAGGATGTTTTAGGATCGGATGAACCCAGCGACATTTTAAACCAAAATTTTGTTGTCGAAGGGAGTATTACTTTGACTCATAATAATACGACCTTTAGAGATTATCAGAATGATGACACCTATCGAGCTATGCGTTTTGAGCTTGTTCATTCTGATACCATTGGAGCAGCTAGCAATCCATCCCTTACCATTGATCTCTATCGAGCTAAAATATCAGACTATGAAAGAAGCCTCGGTCAAAACGAACTGATTGAGGAATCTTTTAATTTTAAGGCTTTTTATTCCATTGCCGATTCTCGAATGATTGATCTTACATTAAGAAATGAGGTAGCTAGCTATACATCTTAATTTTTCACATGCATAAAGAAATTAAATTACCTGTTAGTGGTTACATTGCTTATCTAAAAGAGTCCATTACTTACGGGGAGTTTCAACAAATTCAAAGCGTTTTAATGAAAACCACCAAGGGATCTATTGATCCAGTAACCAAGGAAATGAGAACTGATTTTGACCCTGCGGCTACTATCGAATGGACTTACATCAAAATCCTTACCGTTGTTGAAAAAATTGAAAAAGAAAATAAAATCATCCCCTTTAATCGTCAATTGATCGAAAATCTAGATGTAGAAGATGGAGAATTATTAGCTTCTGAAGTTGAATCTATTCTGGAAAACATAAAAAAAAAGCAGGAGACGAAAAATTAATGATAGAAAGCGTTATCCTGCGCAATGGTGAGGGGAATGATTTAATTACGATCATTCCCCAACTTTGCATTTCCCTTAACTGCCTCCCGTCTGAAATCGAAAAAGAAGATTACAACTCAATTTCTAATGTGATTGCCACACTCATTGCACAAAATAAAAAGCATGAAAAAGAAAAAAATAAACTAACCCGAAAATAAAATGTCCGATCGAAAATTAAATGTCATTCTCACCGCCAAAGATGAAATGTCTAAAATTATCACTAAGGCAGGGGGTGCGATAAAAGAAAATTTAAAATCAATTTCTGCGGCGGGTGCTGTAGCAGCTACAGGCATGATTGCTTTTGGCAAAAGCGCCTTAGAGGCCTATTCTGGCGCTGAAAAATCACAAGCAGCGTTGGAAAACGCTGTTATTGGTGTTAGTAAAGGTACAAAGGAGCAAGTCAAAGCTATAAATGAAGCTGCAGAGGCACTCCAAAAAAAAGCTGGTGTAGATGGGGATGCTATCGTAATGGGAGCAGCTCAGCTTTCTACTTTTGGATTGCAATCTGAATCGGTCGTTAAATTAACAAAATCTTTAACTGATTTAACAGTAAATCAGGCCGGGCTTAATGCTGGTACAGCAGAATATGAAGCCAGTGCAAATGTAATGGCTAAAGCACTTAACGGGCAATTTGGAGCGCTCGAAAAAAGTGGAATACGTTTTACTGAGGCGCAACAAAACATGATTCTCTACGGAACAGAAGCAGAAAAGGTGACCGCTCTGCAAGAAGGTTTGGCACAAAATCTGAAGTACACAACTGATAATGCAGCTGCTTCTGATGTGCAAATGGCCAAATTGGGCGCTTCATTTGGAGAGATATCAGAATCTATTGGAGCTGCTTTAGCGCCAGCTTTAGCAATGCTTTCAGCTAAACTTGTACCTGTATTTGATATGATGGCAAATTGGGCAGGGCAACACCCCGGTTTGATAGCTGGGATAATAGCTATAACCGCTGGCGTGGGAGGTTTAATGGCACTGCTTTGGCCTTTATCAGTGGCTATAGGAGCTGTAAGTACCGCAATGGCATTTTTGGCCGCTAACCCAATTGTTTTAGTTATTGCTGGGCTTGCTGCTGTTGGCGTAGCTATTTATGTTCTTATTACGCAATGGGATGCTGTGAAAGTTAAAGCCTTGGAGGTTTGGGAGAGTATAAAAGGAGCTATAGGCATAGCTGTTGATTTTATTGTAGAAAAATTTAACGTTTTTAAGGAGCAAATAGGTCAAGTATGGGAGAACATTAAGCAGCGGATAAGTGAAAAAGTGAATGCAATTAAAGAATCACTTAATGCTTTTATCGAGAGCATTAAAAGTGTGTTCAGTTTAGGCTTCGAAAATCTTAAATTAAGTTGGTCTGAATTTTGGGATAGCCTAAAGGGTGCTGCCTCCGCAGCAGTTGAAGGAATTAAAGGCGTGATTCAGGGTATTATTGGGGCCATTGGACTTGCTATAGATAAACTGGTTGACCTTGCTAATAAGGCCAAAAGCATGGTAGGAATGGGAGCCGGCGCAGTGGCCAAAGGCTCTTCAACTTCTGGAAAGAGAGCATCAGGAGGTAATTTTTACGCTGGTCAAACGATGTTGGTTGGTGAAAAAGGTCCAGAGCTAGCAACTTTTAGCCAAAGTGGAAGCATCATACCTAATAATAAGATGGGTGGTGGTATTACTCTCAATGTAAACGTTACGGGTAATACTGTTTTGGGTGGAAGTATAAAACAGTTTTCTCAAATGGTAGGAGACGAAATTATTAATTCTTTAAGACTTCAAACAAAACTTTCTTAGATGGCACTTACACTAACTATTAACGGGGTCGATAGATCAAACTTGGTATTATGGAGGTCTCTTACAATGGATCAAGTTCTTACCAGTCAGGTAGATACATTAAGTTTTTCGGTGCAAAAATTTGGCACAAGAACATTTATTCCTCAGGCATTTGATGAGGTTATTCTTAGTAGGGATGGCATTCCTATCTTTGGGGGTGTAATTGTTAGCATTAATGATCAAATGAATGGAGTCGATAATATTCTTTATAATATCACTTGTAAGGATTATTCGGAAGACATGAACCGCCGCCTAGTGGTAGAACGGTTCCAAAATGTGCCGGCCATCAATATTATAATAGAGATACTAAATCGTTACATTAATCGTGGTAGCCGGATATCCATAGCATCTTTTGAAAGTTCCGAAACATGGTCAGGGGGGGCAATTGATACGGATTATTTTAGGCTTGGAGATCAAGCCAGAATGCTTACTTCTAATGGGTCAATTGTATCTATGGGCCGCAATATCTATTTGAATTTGCAGCCCACGGGATATTCCGACACAGATTATATTGATATCGATGTTCATGTACAAAATATAAATAATTTGGAATCAGCCGTTTTGAGGCTTGGAGACGCCAACTTAACCAATTATTTTGAGCTAGATATCACAAATGAGCTAACTAGCGAAGGCTGGAATCTTTCGCATAATTTAATTAATTCTTTTAGCGAAACAGGTTCGCCAAGTTGGACGAATATTAGAGCTATTGAAATAGAATTAAAAGCCATAAACGCCACCACTTGTATTGCTACTTATGATAATTGGCAGGTTGTAAAAGCTAATGCCTTCACTCGAAATAATGCCATGGGGGCCACTCAGCAAGTCAATTATATTGCTTACAATTATGAATATCCAAGTCAATGTTTACAAAGGCTTGCGGAACTTTTCAAGTGGGAATGGTACGTTGATGAGGATAGGGATATTCATTTTTTTGGTAAATTTAATGAATTGTCCGGATTTAATCTTACCGATACAAATGGGAATTATATCCCTTCTTCTTTGCAGGTAAACCGCAATGTAGACCAGCTTCGAAATTCCATTTATGTTCGGGGGGGTGATTTTCTGGATACCACCATAACGGAAGATTTGAGCGTACAGGCGGATGGATCAAATAGTATATTCCTTTTGGGTTATGGATACGCTAATACCTCCTTACAAATTAATTCTATAGATATTCCGGTAGGTACAGATAATTTGCAGCAGTTTTCAGATAATGAAGCAGCTAAACAGATTATTGAAGGTGAATTGCCGGTAAATTTGGGGGATATAGCTAGCAATACTTATCAATCAATGCAGGTGATTTGTACTAAGCAAGGTAGAAGAGGCACTGTTAGATTGAGAATAAGAGCGGTAGGCTCTCCCGCTGATAATATTAACGTACAAATCTTTTCTGATAATGGATCAAATCAACCAAGCACAACGGCATTATCTAATGTCAGTAGTTTATCCGGTGGGTCACTTAGCACCTCTTTTGAGGAATATACTTTTTCTCTAACTGAAGTTTCCACAAATGATCTTTTCTTAGATGTTAATGATAAATATCATATTAGAGTGACGAGGTCTGGCGCACTTAATGCGGCTAATTATTTTCAGGTAGAGGTTAGTGACGAAGCTGAATACGAAGGCTATGCCTACACAGGAAATGCAGTGCCAGCTTGGACACAACAGCAATGGGCCTTTTATTTTGTTGAAACCATTGACTTTGATGTTTTATGGAATTTCAAAGAAAAAAATCTTAAGTTTAATATTGCTCCATTAGCAGGCGATCTAATTGAGTGGACGGGTGATCCTTATAAACCAGTTTTTGTTCTCTATAAAGCCAACGCTTCTATCACAGAATACGGCGAAAAACAATTTAAGGTAAGTGACCTTTCAATCAAAACAAAAGAAGGAGCCCGGCAACGTGCCTTGCAAGAGGTGCTGGCATGGTCTCAGGAGGTAAGTGAAGCCTCATTTATAACTTTATCTAATGGATTAAGAGCTGGCCAAACAATTAATGTACAATCAGATATTAGAGGTATTAACACTGATTATATTATTCAAAGAATAACCGCAAGGGCCAGAGGTAGTGAAAACTTAGAATATAATGTTAGCTTAGTAACAACTAAAACTTTTGGTATTCTATATTACTTACAACAGCAAATTTCAAAAGATGATAGGAATATTGAAATTGACGAAAACGAACTTGAAGATAAGATAGAATCAATATCGGAAAATATTAGTTTTTCGGTTCAGTATACAACAACCTTATATACTGGTAAAGTATGGTCGAATGATGCCGGTACTACTCCAAATGCCTTAGTATGGAGTGGTGGCGCAGATCATATTTGGATTTAATTTTGAATAATTGTATAATTCCATTATACAAAAAATATGAAGAAAAAACTAAAAGAAACAATTAAACTTAATGGTCGGTTTATCCTAACCTTAAAGGATTTAAACGGAAAAATTCTTAAGGTTCAGAAGGTTGATAATCTAGTGACCAATATTGGTAAAGAAGTTTTTGCCCGTTTAATTGCCGGAGATACGACTTATTCAGGCGAAATTACTCATCTAGCCGTTGGTACGGGCCTAAGTTCGCCTAGTATTCTAGACACCACGCTCGAAACTGAAATTGCCAGAACAACCCCTTTAGCACCAACGCCAACCAGAGCAGGAGCAGAAGTAACTTTTGATTTTTATTTTGCGCCAGCGGAAGCCATTGGAACCCTTAGAGAAATTGGAGCTTTTATTGATGGCACTAATACGATTGACACCGGTCAGCTTTTTGATCGGGCTGAAATTGACATCGAAAAAACATCCCTCAATTCATTAACAATTCAACTCATTGTAGAAGTTCTTTAATTATTAAAATATGCAGTCATCACAAGTAATAGTCGGGCAGACCGCTACCGCATCCCAGCATAATAATTTACGTGAGGATATTCTGGCATCTTCTTATTATGCCATAGAAGAAATGGGAAGTGATGACACGCTTACCATTACTGAACAAATTGTTGGTGATGCGGCCACGGCTATGTTTATTGATGGCAGAACGTCCCATGGCTATTTTGAGCTTAGAATACCAGACGTAATCGACATTTCTGAAGACTGGCAGATACGGATTGCATATGACATGACAAATGCCGACCCTTCTGAGACCATAAGATTACAATTATCCTATTCTGTAATAGATGACGGAGGTGATACAACGCCTGCTGCCTATACAGATACATTGCAGGAAACAGTCAGCACACCTGACACGGCTGAGACGCTTAGCACTGTAACACTTTCAACAATACTAATTCCTTCGACTGATTTAATTCCAGGTGCACTTTTGACATGTCGTTTTTCTCGATTAGGCTCAGATGCTGCCGATACACACACAGGGGATATGCGTTTATTCAGTTTACATTTAATTCAAATACAATCTTAATCTAATTATCATGCGAGTATCAGGATTATCATCATCTGGCGGAGGCTCTTCTTTTCCGCCCTCAGGAACACTTAATATTGCCTCAGGTGGCCCGGGTAATGCAGCGGCTCTTTTATTTTCAGCTGTAAATGCGACATGGGAAGAATTATCTGCGGCGGCTAATATTACAGGAGACACGCTATATCTTAATGCGTTTAATTCTTCCCCTTATCTTCGTGCAAGAATTGAGAATCATACTACGGGAATTATTACGCTTCTTACTTTAAGCGGTTTTGGCACTTTTACCTCTTCCCCTGATTTACATATTTTAGGGTATGATCAGGAGAATGATCAATATTGGGTGGTTTTTGATGCTGTGGGCGGCTCAGGTAGTCTTACAGCAGGGGTGCTTTACCCTCTTACCGTAAGTGGTTCAACGATTACTTTAGGCGCAGGAGTAACGCCCCCTGCGATTGCAGGTAAAACAGTCCAGCGTTTTGGCTGTGTTAATAATGGTAAAATTGTGATTATTTATCAGGATAATGTTAATTTCAGGTATGATACCGCCCGGGTCTATGATATTTCCGGCGCTTCATGGGCTGCGCCCATTGGTGGCACAACCTCTCCTTATGGAGCCAATACCATAGCAACTTCAGATGCAGCTACAACCAATGAATCCTATTTCAGTTCCGGGGCTCAAAATAACAAAGGATTCTGGTCTTTTTCGCCAGCCTCTGGGGTAACTGCACCCTGTTTTATTGAATTTAATTTTTCGACGGAAACTTTTACAGATCGAACGGCTCAAATTCCTCTTGATTGCGATAGCAGTCCATCCAATGCCTTTTCAATGGCACTTGACCCTCTAAGTAATTATGCTATTGGTTATTTTCGCACATCATTAGCAAGATATATTTTCTTCTATGATACAAGCTTAAATTCAAGGATTGCCATATGGCCATGCAATAACTCCACTTTTTTTAAGCTACTGGCAGGTGATCTTAGTGCTGGCGTGTTATGTAGGGTGGCGACCGACATTGGCACAAGTTTCAATTCAATTAAAAGTTCTTATGTGAATGTATCAGGAGTTGGTACGCTTGCTGGCATTGAGTGTATTGGAAACGAAGCTACAAATAATAATGATTATGGAGCGGATGGAATGGCTTTTCTTTTTAACATTGATGGCGCAGGCTGGATTGTTAATCCTAGCACCCCTTCTTTATGGCAAAGAGGCGGATATAAACAGCTAATGCAGGCTTATTCTACTAGTCTTGAATGTATGAATGTACAATTGCCGTTTGTCGGAACGTATGAGTCGGAAAACCCAGCACAAATTTATTATACTAATTAGATAATATGGCTAATCTATATGTTGTTTTGAATGAAAATAATGATGTTATTGAGGCCTGTCCATCCCAAATCCAAGGGGGGGTATTGCTTACCTGTACAGATCAGCAGTTAAACGAGATTATGAATCTTCGCTTTGATGCTACAAGTGACGGAGTTCAAATTACAAGTACATCTGAAGGTGCGGATGCACTCATGCAAGCTCAGCGGATCGAGTACGAAAACCAAATTAAGAATCCAACTCCATAAACTATGATCAGATTTAAGCATAAATTTTTTCTTATTATTATTCTTGCTATTAACATTCTGGTGACTTTTATTCTGATTCTTATCCAGAATAGCATTGTATGTGCACAACTTAATCATGATGCTCTTACGCTGATTAACTTAAGTTTTGGAATTTTTATTTTTATGCTTTGGGCATTGTTTATTATCATTATTTATTACGCTAAAAATTCGCTTCATTGCTACCCATGAAAGAATTATTTTACTACATTCTAGCGGCAGTCGGAGGCGGAATTGTTTCAGAGATCAACTCAAACGAAAAAAATCTGAAAAGACTTTTTATCCGTGGATTCACATCAGTCATGATCGGGGTGGTCTTTGGGCTTTTATTCGAGGTTGTAACCGAAAACGTCAAGATAACTATTGCCATTAGCTCTCTGGCTGGGTTTTCAGGTTTACCCTCCCTAGAATGGTTATCTAAAATCTTAAAAGAGAGAGCGGAAAATAATTTATCTTCTAATAATAAAAAAAATGAGTGATTCAGATGCAATCTTTTCTCAGCGTGACCCCCGCTGGGAACGTCAAAAAATAGGCCCTTCTGTATTAACCATCGGAGGCTATGGCTGTACTAACACCGCTGCGTGTAGGGCGTTATTTATCCTTACAGGAAAAGTAATGACCCCTTCCGAAATGGAAGATACGTTAGATTTTACAAAAGATGGCTTGATCATTTGGGAATCATTTAAAAAAATTGGCTTAAAGGCTAGCAGGGTAAGAAATCAAAAACCAAAAGAATGGAAAAAAGGAATGCTCATTGAACTAGATTACATTCAAGAATGGGGAATCAACCATTGGGTATGTTTGGAATATCCGAATCCTGATGGCCAGACAATCCATGTTTCTGACCCATGGACAGGGGAACTTACTGAAAAACCGATCTCAAAGATTGTAGGCTATACGGAAGTGGAAGCAATTGACTTGCCACCTCCAGAACCTACGGAATACGAAAAGGAAGTAATGGAAGCGACAGAGTGGGTAAAAAAAGAAGACATCAGCAACGGCGAAAGACCCAAAGACTTCATGCTCAGACAGGACTTTTGGATCACCTTAAAACGCTATCATGATCGATACCATACTTAGGCTCCTTATTTTGTTCTTCATTACAGGGATTGTTTTTTTTGTCACTCATTTGAATGTTTTAACATGAAATCAATTTTTTTTATATTTAAATTATTTTTGGTTGGAATTATTTTTAGAGTCATGATGATTTTTTTTGACGCTTTTAATTCTTTATGATACATTCCAGTCGCTACCCTAATTAATGCACACCCGTAAGCAGGGGGACTCTCTGCCTTGGGTGTGAACCTATAGGGTAGCCAGAGAGCTCCCCTTTTTAGTAAGTAAACTTTTGTTTACTTTTTCAGAACAAAGAGTAAAATAAAAATACCCCACCCCTCCATGCATATAATTAAAGTTGCCATGGTTATTTTGCTCATTTTATTTTTTGATGGATTTTGTATTTTAGCTGCAGGCTATATGATCAGTCAATCAATTAAAAAAGTTAGAATAAACATAAAAAACAACGTTATGAATAATAATAATTCAATTATTAATAACGGTAAAAAAAATAAATTAACCTCTGCAAAAATTAAAGTGTCTTAAATTAATTTCAATTTCATCTATATTCTTAAAAATAATTGTAACAATTTGTTCTAGCCAAGACCGAAGAGGGCCACCACTTCGTACATAAGTGGCTTTTTGGGCAATTTCAATAATAGGATTTAGGCTTGTACAATAGACTTTATTGCCATCTAAAACCCAGTTCAAGCCGACCATTTTCAGGATAATATTTTTTAGAGGGGCTGGAGCTATTTTATAGCCTGCACTAAAGGAATTAAGAAGTTCAATCCAAATGGCTGAAAATTCCATTTGCTGCTTATTCAAAAGCCCTTTATTTTTTTCACGCCGTTCAAGTTTGGCTAATTCTAATTCAGTTTCGAATTTCATTTTTTGAAGCTGTTCTGCACTTATTTCGTCGTTGGCCCTCATTTCGATTAAACGATATAATTTGTTATTTAGGATATTCTTTTGATTATTAATATTGTTATTATCGACTTGTACCAAAAAACTTTTTACTCGATTGCTATTGATTACTGCCAACTTGGATAATTCAACTAAATCACTTGGAAGGTCTAGATTTTTAAGATAATTAAAAAAAAGACCGTCCAAATCATTTTCTTTAATATATTTTTGTGTACATTTCTTATTTTTTTTGTTGCAATGATAATAAACATGGCCTTTTTGAATTTGGCTTGTTATGGTCGACAAACATTTTTTGCATTTAAGCAGCCCTCTAAAGGGAAAAATCTTTTCCTGTTTTACGTATTTTCTTTCAAGTCTTGTTTGAAGTTGGTTAAATTCCTGAGGAGTAATAATACCTTCATGCTCCCCTTTGACCCATGCACCACTAATGGTACGAACCATTCCGCAATAGAATTTGTTCCTGAGCATTTCTGAAATTGTAGTTTTCTTGACCTTTCCAGCTAATCTTTTTCTTTTTGGACCTTCAATTGGCCTGCTTTTTAAGCCCTCATGATATAGTATTTCGGAAATTTCAGCCTGTGAATATCCTTGCATAGCCAAAGTGAACATTTTTCTGACGTGATCGAATCTTTCGGGGTCAGGAACGGTGAATTTTTCCCGTGTTCTGTGATCCATTGTATTCATGTAACCCGTAGGAGCCCACCACATCCATTTTTTGGCCTCTTCAGCCCTCTTATTCATTCCACTAATTACATCCTTAGATAAGGTTTTGCTGAATTGTGTAGCCATAGCAAATTGACCTGCCAGAACGGAAGTATCAGTATAAGGATAATAATTGCCGTCACGGGTAATAATCTCTTTAATATATTCGTTTTCAAGTAAATGAATTATTTCGCCGCCCTCTTTCATATTCCGGCATATTCGATTAGCCTTAATCGATAAAATTACAGCATTCCCCTTCCGAAGTTCGATCATCATCCTATTGAAGTTTGGCCTATTATCCGGATATTTTGCGCTTTTATGATCTTCAAAAACCTCCATTAAAGAGACCCCCAATCTTTGGCAAGTCTCTCTTAACCATTCCTTCTGAATCTCAGGGCTTTGAACCTGATAATCCTCTCTTTCATCTGATTTCCTGACATAGCCAAAATATTTCATAAACTTGTCCATGTTTTAGAGGTGACTTTGCCATCACTAATAATCACCGCACATGCATCCATTCCCTTTTGGTAATGCCAGTATTCAGCTTTTCCAACCCCTTGCACTTCACTTTGTGAGGTAATGGATTTTTTTTCCCCTAGAATAGCTATTACCTCTTCGCCTGTCATTCCACCAGTAATCTTATCACAATTCTCTTTTGTTACGGTTGTAGGGCCTGCATCAGTCATCATGGCCCCCAAAAAACCAATTATAACAACAATTAAGCAGAACATTAAGAATCTATGTTTACGCATCCAATTCATAATTAAGTTGGTTAGATTATATCTTTTGAATAATTTTTGTCACGTTTTTAAGTACTTCATTCCTATCAGGTGTCTTTTTGAGAACGTCTAGGATTCTGCATTCGGCAATCATATTTTTTGCCTCCTTGATTGAAAAACCAAAAGCACAAATAATTTTAGTTAGTATTCCATCTCTAGCATCAGATTTACCAATTTCTATGTAAGATAAATAAACCCTTCCTACTTTTGCCCTTTGAGCCGCTTCCTCTTGAGATAATTCAGCAGCCATCCTTAATCTTTTGATCATTTTTGAAACTTCACTTTTCATTTTTTAAGATTAACATTGGATATCTGATTATTATTCCCATTAATAACAATTGAATTGTCACTATTAATGACTGAATTAATAATATCTGAATGATCTATAGTTTCTTCTAACACCCCTTGTATTTTCCACACGGCAAGATTTTTTTTAGCTTCTGAATAAGGCATATCTAGACCCCTAACTAAAATATCCAAAACACTTTTATCTTTTGGCATACCCTTATCACTTTCAATCACTGAAATATGGGCATGCGTTTTACCAAGTCGTTTTGCAACCTCGTGTAAAGTCAGACCTTTTTTTAATCTTATTTTTTTAATGTTCTTTCCTATCATACAGTTTTTTTTGTGGAAGAAATTAATATTAACACATTTTTTTTAGATTACAATATAAAACATATTACCAAATTTTTAGCTAAATAAAAGCTTTTTTTAATTTTTGTTCGTTGAAGAAATAAAAAATTAAGAAAAAAGGCTTGCATTATTAATTTATTTTTTGTATGATTTGATCGAACAGTAAATTTAACCCAAAAATGAATTACCCAAACCGACTTAAAACTAAAATTAAATCTGAATTTTTTGACACGAAAAAACATAAAAAAATAAGTGATGCCATTAAAGAATTTAGAATGTTATCTGGCTATTCTAGGCCATATTTCAGTCTTATACTTAATGGCAAGGCTGTCCCTACTTATCCTAGAATGATCACGATTGCACGCCTCCTTAATAGCACCCCTAAAGATATTTGGTACTAATTTTTTTACCCTTAATTGTTCGACTTTATCGAACAATCGAACAATGAATAATTACGCTACAGCATGGGGAATGATCGCTTCAACACTCGCTTGGAATCAAAGCAACAAATGCGAGCAATGTAATGGCACATGGCGCAAAAAAGACTTCACGCTTTGCGAATGCAACTTAAACGCCCCCTTCACCCAAACAGAGATTAAAAAAGTTGCCTCCGGAATTATTAACCCCCCTCAATTATGAATAAAAATAATCGAAAAATAGGGCTTAAAGTTGGCTTAATGACTCTGATGGAAGTAACCAAACGTCTCATCTTAAAGCGCAGGCCCTTAGAAGAGTCGCTCCAACAAATTATAGACAATCAAAAAGCAATTGTTCAGCTAAAAAAAGAGCTTAGGTTAGATACCCTCTCCAAATTCTGCGAAAAAATTCATCAAAAAATTCAAAATTATCTTAACAAATAACAAAAACAAACATGATCTTGATCACTTATATGCTCTGCATTTGCAGCCTTCCAGTCACTCTTTGCTTATTAGATTTAATCTTTAATCCAAAAAACCAATGAGTATTGAAGACAATGGCCATATCGACGGCCAGCAGTGTGAGGAGGAATGCGACCGCTGTGATGATCAGATGTATGATGATCTAATGGATATTCAGGAAGCAGCAGCTACAGGTAATTAATTTAATAATTTTTAATTTTAAAAAAATGATTAACTCATTAGAAGTCATTAAGACTGACTTATTCCAGAATAAAAACGCTTTAGTTAATTTTTTAGGCGGTGAAGAGCAAGCCCTTAAGTTCCTTTCCTCTGTTATGCAGACCATTAAAAATAACCCAAAATTAGAAGAGTGCACAAAAGAAAGCGTGATTGGCGCATTCATGGAATGCGCGGCCATTGGTCTATTCCCTTCTTTAGGGGGCTCTGGGGATTGTTATGTATTACCTTATTGGGATAAAAAAAGCGGAACGTTTAAGGCCCAATTTCAAATGGGTTATCGAGGCTTTAAGACTTTATCATTAAAAAATGGTGTCCTTCGCATGGGCTCTGATGTGGTACACGAGAATGATGAATATTTAGAAGAACGAGGAACCGACCCAAAAATTATTCATCGTGTCCCACCTAAAGGTGAACGTGGCGAACCTTATCGGGCCTACGCATGGGCCGAAATTAGCAAAGGAGACTTTGTCTTTCGCTCAATGAGCAAAGAGGAAATTCAAAAAATCAAAAACATGTCAAAATCAAAAGATTCTGATTTTGGCCCTTGGAATGAGAAAAATGATCCCATGCTTTGGATGTGGCAAAAAACAGCCCTAAAGCAATTAGCAAAATTACTTCCAACCTCACAGCCCCTAGAGAGAGCTATCTACCTAGATAATGTGAGCGAACGAGGCGGGTATATAGAGGCGCAGGGCCAAGTTGTTGAAGCACCTTTTAGTCATCCTACAGAAACCGCTGAATCTACAAATCTTTCAAATATTCTTCCCTCACTTCCTACCTCTAAGACAATAAAGATTGATCCAAAAAAAGAAGAAACTAAGTATGATTTAGGAATTGAAAAGCCAAAAAAAGAATTATTGATCGACGACATTATGAATGAATTAGCAGATAAGCCCGACTTCGATATTCAACCTATCTTGTCTTACTTTATGGTTAATTCCGTGGGTGAATTACTCAAAGGGCAATTGGAAATGACGTTGGAATGGGTAAAAAAAGGCAAAAAACCATCATCACTAAAATAACAACCATGTACACATCACAACCCCACTACAATTATTCGGATTATCCCGACACCACAGGCCTTTCCCCTTCGTCACTGAATATGTTTAAGCAATGTCCTTACTACTATTGGGCAAAGCGTGTAGCGAAGTTTTGGGAAGACGAAGATAACGAGAATTTTACGATAGGTTCGGCTGCGGATTGTTTAATTACCGAAAGTCTTGAAACCTACGAAAAAACCTACATTGTGGCCCCCCGCAGAACAGACAAGCTTAAACAGGAAGCCGATGTTAATAATCAGGTTCTTATTACCCAAAAACAAGATCAACTTGCCCGCTCCATGATGGCAGAGCTGACCCGTCAACCTCTTTATTCAAAGTTTTGTGGAGGTGATTGGCTCAATCAGGAATGGATTGAGGCTGAGATTGTAGACGAGTTTGACGGCTCAAAAGTTCTTTGCCGAGGGAAAATGGATTACTTCCATCGTAAAGGTCGTGTCATTGCCGATCTAAAAACCTGTGCGAATTTGGAAAGATTTAAGCCGGAAATGTATGCCATTCAAATGGGCTTATACCATGAAATGGTAAAGATTCGGGACGGGATTGACTGCCAAGTCTTCATTATAGCAGTCGATAAGACCGACATGACACGTTCCAGAATATACATAGCCTCTGATTACATCATCGACCAAGGCAAAAAACTTGCTAAACAATCAATTGAAAGGCTCAAAGCTTGCCGAGAAAGTCATGCATGGGGGAATCAGCCTTATGATGACGATAAGATACATGATTGCCCAACTTATTCTAGCTGCCCGTATGCCATCCAGACAAGAATCTTTACTTTTTAATCAAAAAAAATGACTCAATACACCGTAAGTATTAATGATGGAATTGTGGAGTACAAAGAGCGGAAATATAAGATCACAGGCCACCAGCTCGACATGTTTTACTCCCTACTTTTACAAAAACAAAGGGAATTGGAAAGTAAAGATTCAGTTACAAGCCCTACTTACCTGAGAAATGCCATCAGCGAAATGATAGCCGAGATAAAAATTTCCGCAGAAAATCCAACCTAAAAATTAATAACCATGCAAAACCAAAACCCAGAGTGGCTCAGAATACTTACTGAAATTCTCAAAAACGAACGCAAGGTTTCCCCTATATACATGACGGGTAACATGCTGATTCAGCAATACCAGAGGGCACTTAATACCCTTCGTCAAATATTCGGCAAGGTAAATGTGGTTATGGTGGATGATGGGTTAACAGATTCAGGCAAAAAGAAGACTTATTACATGATCACCCGCAATGAGTACACGGAATCAAAACTAAGAGAGCTTCAAGAGCAAGGCAAGGTAAGTAAGTCTCTTTGGTTCAATTACCACTCCATTCAAAAACAGCCATTTGAACCAAAAGAAGAATACAAAGAGACCTTTGGATTTCAGTTTGAGCCCAATGCTCAAGATTATTTAATACACAATTGAAATAAAAAATGGCAAGTCCACAAAAAGAAAATGGCTATACACCAATAGCGAATGAGATTATGGAGGCCCTAGCCAAAACCAATCTTAATGCGTATCAGTCAAGAATTGTAATAGCCATCCTTCGTAAAACATATGGATACAAAAAAAAAGAAGATTGGATTTCTATTTCTCAATTAGTTGGTCTTACAGGAATTAAAAAATCACACGTTTGTAGGGCAAAAAAAGAGTTATTGGATAAAAAAATAGTTACCTACTTAGGTAACAAAATCGGGTTAAATAAGGATTATAGCCAATGGTTGGAGTTACCTAGGAAGGTAACTGTTACCTCATTAGGTAATACTGTTACCTCGTTAGGTAACAAAAGTTACCTCGTTAGGGACACACAAAAGAAAAAAGAAAATATACAAAAGAAAATATATAATAGTGAGATTTTATTTTTATCAGATTTTCTTTTCAAAAAAATTATAGAGAACAATCCAAATTTTAAAGGCAACCCAAGAAAATGGGATGACGATATAGACAAGCTGATCCGGATTGATGGACGAAGTCATGAAGAAGCAGCCATAGTAATTGCATTCGCACAAAATGATAGATTTTGGAAGTCAAATATTCTCTCAGGGGAAAAGTTAAGGAAGCAATATGACCGCCTTTGGATTAAAGCCAAAGAAGAATACGAAAAAAAACAATCTAACCAAATTCAGTACTATGGACAGCCAAATACAAATCCACAAACCAATGTGCCGGATCACCATGGATGATGGAGAGGTGTTCTACCTTCCCACAGAGCAACGCCAGCAATTCGAGATGATGGCGTCAAAAAATCCCTTTTCATTTTTTAATCTCGAGGGGGTGACCCGGAAATATAAGGACATTAAAAAAATTGTTACTCATAAGTCTATGGGTTATGAAGACCTACCCAAACATCTAAGGACAAAAGTTGAAGGAATGATCCAGAAATATCAGGAAACTTTCGCTGAATACCCTAGCGAAAATCAGATACAAAAATACATCAAGGTTGTCACTCAAAATTATTAAAAATGAAAACTAAAAAACCACACACACATAGCCAAATCATGCGTCATCTTCATTACCGACTTTGGGAGCAAAATAATGAAGGGCATCTGCAATTTGAAACTTACTACAATGAAAAAATGCGCCAGCTAAATGATTGGCTAGCCTCAAAATTACCTAAAAATTAATTAAAAAAACATGAACCACGTTATTCAAGAGACTGTTATAGAAGTCTCCATTAATGAAACCAATCAGCAAAAAGCTAACAGGCTTTTGAAAAATATTATTAAGCTAAAAAGGCTAAAAAAAGAAGCTAAAAAAGAGCTTGAAGAAGAGCTTTCGAATAATGCGAATTATTTTGAGGCGAAAGAGCAACTAGATATAACAAAAAAGGCATTGAAGTTTGCTAAATTAGCTGCAATGAATACCGATAAACCAGCAAAAATAATCAATGAAATTGAAGAATTAAAAATTGAAATAAAAAACGATTCAGAACTTTTAAATGACTTTTTAGCTAATGCCTATCAGAAAAATGAACAGATGAGATTGTTTGCTGAAGATTATGAATATTATTCAATTCCGAATTTCAAAGTTCAAAAAAGATAATTTATTTGCGCATCGGAGGCAATCTAGGCCGATTCGTTCGGCCGTTGCCCTCCGCCTCCGATGTTTTTAAAAAAATAATATGAAAAAAATAATTTTAATTATTGCCACCTTAATATTTTCTTCCTGTAGTCAAAAAATTGAGCCAATAAAATTAGATACCAAAGAAGAAAATTGCAGGCTTCAGTGTATAGAAGAGTACAAGTTATCAGAAGACAAAGTTAGTTTTGATTTCGAAAAATGTTTTAACCAATGTAATTATTTTATAGAAAAAAAATGAAAACCTTACAAGAAATAAACCACTGGCAAGAAATGATCAATTATAATTATTGCGTTGAAAATATTTACTTTTTGCGTTTGAAAATCCACTAATTTTAATTTTATGGCTAATAAAAAAGAAAAACTTATCAAAGAAGAAAAGATTATCAGGATCATTAAAAGATTGAGGCGTAAGGCTTACTTTAAGTCAAGATGGATATACGGGCCGCCCACTGTTCGTTTGGTAGATGTCCTTCTATACGTCAAAAAGAAATTCAAACTTAAATCCTTTACCCCTCAGTTACAAATGATTGTAGCCGCTTGGAAATGGACTAGGGACGACCTAAGAAGGCAGCCGGAATATTGCATATATTTAGTTTATTATTTTGTTTTTGTGCCTTGTATTAAGCAAAAAAAAGATGATAATATAAAGTCATCTTAATATATATTTTATGGCTAAAAAAGATAAACAAGTCAACCTATTGGTTTCAGAACAATGGAAAGCGAAGGTTATGAAAGCAGCACAAATAAGCGGTAAAAGCTATAGTGATTTTATCAGATATGCTTCTGAAAAAGAAGCAGATAAAATAATTTTAGATTCTGTATAGATAAAGCACTTGCGCTTTATGTTTGAATAAGTTAAGATTAAAACGTCATCAGGAACGCACGCCAGCCAATAGGCAACTAAGGCTTAAACCAGACACCTAAGACACATTAACAATTAACCATAACACACTATGGATACTACTATTATCACCTCCAACCCCTCCATTAAGACTCATGAAGACGGAATGATCCAGCTAGCCAATCTTAAGGCTTACACAGTTTGGAAGCCTTCAGAAGGCAAAATGAATGGCTATGAAGTGATGTTTTCATCGAAAATCGGCGAGGCTAAACTTTATTTGGTTCATGACAATGAGGATAAGGAGAAGCCATATGGGGCAATTGTCTGGCGGGGGGATAGAAGATTTAATGTGTGGGAGGAAGACATTGCACTATCGATGCTTAAGGCCGAAGAGTGGGCCTTTGAAAGAACTGGCGGAATTACCGATGAAGACTGGGATAATGCTTCCAATGAGGATAGACAAGAGATGAGTGGCCAGTCTGAAGCTGGGAATAAAAGGTACAAAGCCATCCCAGGAGAGGAGGTTAGGAGGGGTTAATAATTATGATTTCTACTTTTGTAGATTAGGTATCGGGGGCCCGACCCGTTCGGGCCCTCCCCTCTGGCGGTGTGTCGTCAGACCCTCAGGGGGGAGGGGGAAAAATCGGTAAAACCGATTAATCAGAAAGAATAATTAACAAAATAACCCACCCCTGCCGCCTGCCTTTCTGCCCTGGAATAACGGGATTCGAACAGAAGGCGGGCGGGAGCGGTGGCGGAATAGGTGGATGCCGTTGTAGACAGGTTCGAATACTGCCCGCTCCAAATTAATTAATCTTAATCATGACGTTCAGAAAAAATCTTCATCGATCTAAAAGAATTTCACTGATAAAAATTGAACAAATGATAGCCTCCTATCCTCGTCAGTATTCCACGCCGAAATATATGATTTTTATCAAGGAGATGTTGGCTTTAGGGTGGAAGGTAAGACTGTATCAGGCAAGAGTTTCTAAATATGTCTTCGTGATCAGAGGAAATCTGGTGAGGAAAATTCGTTTTTCAAATCATAAACCCCTCTTTCTAAAAGAGATGGAAGAGGATTGTGACTATTATGTGGGCATTACCCATAAACAGGTTTCCACTACGGAAAAAATCATACAGGAATTGATTAAATTAACTCCGAATGAAATATCTTAACTGCAAATTTTGCGGAATAGCCATTCCTGTTATAGGAGAACTCGCAGAAATAATTCCTTTAAAAGGAAATCCAGAAGGAATTTTTTGCTATCGATGTGCCGATCATTATGAAGAAAAAGAAGATGAAACATGTTTTGAATTTTATTAACCCCACAAAAATGAAACAAATCATTGAGAAATTGGCCTCGAAGGAGTTGAGGTTAAATATTATAGCGACCAATCTACAAAACATCATTGAGCTTGCCCTTGCTATGGGAGCTGAATTAGGGAAATGGGAAGGGCAAGTAGAACTAGAAGAGCATTATGATCGCCAGCAATATTCGGAATCTGCCATTGAATCTATTTATTCGCGAAAAACCTCTACACCTCTTCGCCAAGGTAGTGTAGGGAATCAGGTGACAGTATCTCTAAGAAGCCAGCAGTGGAGAGATGGAGTGAGGGAAACAGTCAAAAAAAGAATGGAAGAGTATACCGAAATGCTTATAAATTTAGTTAAAAATACTTAACCAAATATTGTTATGAAATTTGATCTTAAAAACTTTTTCAAAGATATTTTATATTTTAGCATATTTGCAATAGTAACTCTTTTAATTTTTTATTTAATTGCTGCTTTTCTGGTATGGGAAATAAGTTGGGGACTTCTCTTCTTTACAGAAAATGGTTCAGTAGTTTTAAGAACTATTTTATTCGCATCTTTTCTTGGAATCATTTTTAATTCAATGAAAAATAATATTTAAAAAATTGCTATGAACCCACTACTAAACAAAAAATACATCAAGCTCCGTGATTTAATCTTAGCCAGTGAGGGTAAGACAATTGAAGATGAGTTAAGCCTTGGTTGTAAGATAAAATTTGAAAATAAGTATAATAATTTTTCAGCAAAGGAACAAATACTAGAAGGTATCTACACGATTCTTGAATTTACACCACCCTGTAAAGAACATAAACTTCCAGCTAAGATAACTGTTTTTGAAAGACCAGGGGAAATTACTTATTTACAGGAACCTTTACTTGAGCTAGAAGGCCTTGAAAAAAGAATAGATGGTTTTCAAATCTTAGGCCCGCCAATTGGAAGAGAAAGGGTTGAGACAACTCTTAAAAAAATAAAAGGACTTACAGGCGTTTATTATTTACAATCTGAATCCTTAAAATTAATGGTCGCTAATCATACCGAAGTTTTTAAGATCGAAATTTTTTGGGAGCAGATGCAGCCCCTCCACCTCCAAAAAGAAGAGGTCTGGGATGGACTCATTAATATTTTAATCCAAGGGAAATGAAAAAATATATCAACAAAAAACAAAAGGAGGCCATATATATTGCAATCAGTTTTCTAAGGAATTTATTAGAACAAGGCGCGGAGGGGGTAGTGAG